AAGACCCTTTCTTCAACGCTGCCTCACGAAGTCTAGCAAGTTCAGCTATATGTCCTTCGTAGGTGACCTCATGTTTTTTTAATCTTTCTTCTCTCAGTTCTCCCATATACTTTACAACAAGTGGAGATAATTTTGGGTTTGTTAGTTCTGATCCTTCCTGTCTAGCTCTCTTTGGACTGTACCCTGCTTTCGTAGCAGCTTCTGTTTTAGTCATAGGTCCATTTTCGTCACCGAATACATAAAATTCAGCGAATCTCATTTGCATTTCTGTAAGTCTTTTTGGTAACCCCATGATTGACAATTTAGGGTAACTGTCCTATAAAGTCAATAATGTTTGTTAAACATCTACAGGAATACTTAGATCAATTTACTAATGGCAAGAAAGGTAACGCAATTTCTAATGCTACTATCTACATGCATGTTGGTGGACATCTTGAAGAGATTAGAAGAATTGAAGTGCAAGAGTCAAATATAATTGGACAACCATCGATTCGTGTAGTATTAAAACCTGCGGACAACAAGATAATTATCGCTCCTAATAACCCGGAATAGAAAGCACTAGTTACCTTGAAACCAGAGCGAAAATTATATGCAAAAATTAAAAAATCTATACCTAAAATATCTTGGATTAGACTTGAAAATAATAGCTTACTTGGCACTCCCGATCTATTGGGCTATAATACTTTTGGCCACTTTTTCACAGTAGAGTTAAAAGTTACGAAGAGTAACAAGGTACGACTTTCACCACATCAAATTAGCTTCCATGTGAAGCATCCACAGAATAGTTTTATCATGGTCCAGCACCTCGGTTCAGGGTGCGTGAAACTTTTTCCAGGGTCAGGGATCTTGGCGCTTGAAGCTTGCGGCTTGAAGCTTGAGGCTTTAGCCACCGGGCTTGATGCTTGTGGCTTGTGGCTTGAGTCGCTTGGAGCTTGAGGCTTGTGGCTTGTTGCTTGGCGCTTGAGGCTTGGGGCCCGGACCAGGCGAACGCTGATTCCCAGCCGTCGCCGGTTCTTTGCTAATTGCCTGATCCAGTTTATTACGTATCGATCGTAATTCTTTATAATATTTTGGGTGATGCCACATTTTAATGTTTACCGTATGAAATAACTTTTACTTTAGGATCCCAACATTGTCTACAATCTCGACACTCGTTGTCTTGAGCTGGGGCCGGGCAGGTGTGAAAACCTTTGTCGACTACCATTGAAGAGTTGGGCCACGACTCAGGCGCCCGCTGATTCACCATCGGGGCGCTAAATCGTATGACTAAATTGTCTGGCTTGTGATACAGATAGCTTTTTATCCATGCTTCACGAGTCGGTAACCAGTGACGCTTGTCCGGTGTTAACCTGCAGACAGCGTAAATTTTAAATAAGTGTTCAACGTCCTGTACATCGCCTGAATCATGCCATCTGAAGACATCCGGCTTTTTGCTGTTGATCAGGTGTGCCATTGCCTGGACCCAGTCTGGATGCTGCAACGCTGCCAGCCTTCTGTATTGTGCATCCTGAACAACCTTGAAAACGTAACAACCTTTGAGCGCGTAACAGTCAAAGCACACAGAGCCCGGGACCTTCTGGAGCTTGCCGCCAGTCTTGCATTCCTTGGCAGGTAAACCTATCGACCAGCCAGGCATCTTTGATGGTTTGCTCAGGCTGCCGCCTATAATTTTTAATGCTTCACTTGTTTTCATTTTTCTTTTCTCCTGTATACTCCTGGATATCATTATATAACTTTCTTGTCAAGCTTGCTGCTTGGAGCTTGCAGCTTGAGGCTTGCTGCTTGTAGCTTGGGCCCTGGTCCTGTAGCCAGCGCCAATGATTAATTAAAATTTTGTTATACTCTCTTCCAGCGTTTGGTTTCATAATTCCTTTCTTAGGACCAGCGGGGGCACACGCGTGCGCCTTGCCACTGATCCCAGGCCCAGCTATTTTTATTTGGCAAAACAAGAAACAACACTGGACCAGGGATCAGTTCTAGCTGTGCGTGTGTTTGGATCTCTTTCAATCTACTTTACACCACAACCAGAAGTTGTCCCAACAAATTAGGAACGAGGGTAGGTAAAGACCCTAAACTAATTTGTTAAATCCAATATAATACTTGACAATCCTATTGTCAAGTGGTAATTTTAAATTATGCAAACAAATAACAGAAAGGCATATATGACTACAAAAAAGATAACACTTAACGCAGATAAGCGTAAAGTTATTGCAGATCAGTTTCAATCTTTTTACGAAGATAAAGTAAAAGACAAATTGATACAAGCAAAAGAACAATATGATCTTATGCGTGAAAAGGCAAAAGAGCAGATTGAAAAGGTTGTAAGGTTTCATCAACCACAGGAAGATGTAGATACAATTAGAAGAATGATACAAAAGTATAGTTCTAGTGGTGGCGATTTATACCATGATAATTGTTTCTATGTTCAACACCCAATTACTAAAGTTGATAGTGAGGGTAGAGAAGAAATAGACAATCAAGAAATCAATGTTAGATTTGACATGGGTAAAAACTTTGCTAGAGCATATTATCGTGATGAGATGAAAGCAAAAGGTTTAAATCCTGATTTTCAATTATCAATCAATGATGACTATTCAAAAAGAAATCCAAAGTATTACAATGATGAAAGTGCGTGTAATAAATATTTGGGTTTCAGTACATCTTCTAATGATGATAAATCTGTAATTACCCCTGTTGCAAAATGGGAAAATGATTTTAAACTTTGGGTAATTGGAACATCTTATTGTCATTCAAGAAATTTTAAAGTTGATGAGAACACTTTAGAATTTTTTAAGATGTATCGTGCTAGTGCTGACAATGTAATTAAAGAACATCAACAGATGTACGATTATGTTGAGGGCAAAATGCAGAAAGTAAGATTAGGTTTAAAATCTTATAGAACATTCGATCAGGCAAAACAATTAGCTGATAAAGTTGGCGTTGTTTTAAATGAAACAATGTTAAATGAAAGTTCTAGTTTAGCTTTATCAATTTATAGTCCTGAAAATTTGGCTAGTCTTTTGGAAGATAAAGAGGTCTTAACTAGAGATCAAAAAATTGCTATTGCAAGAAAGCAAATGCAACAAAGTGTAAATTAACACTTGACAGGGACTATTCTATAATATAGGATAGTCCCATAACAGAAAGGCATAAATGACTAAAACATTTTATATAACTTACTACTCAAACAAAGACAAAAAGCATATCACAAGACAGGGCAAACATGATGATAAATCAAGATTTGGAACATCTAAAAAGGGTGTTGCATATTATGTTTATTATGACATGGACGCACATGGATATAGAACAGCAACAACAAGTTGGAAAGTGAGGCACTAATGATAATGCGAATGATGATGACCTTAACAGGTTTAATATTAGGAATGTTAGGAGTAATAACTGCAATACATTCAGATCACCAAATTTTAGGAGTATTACTCTTATTTGGTGGTGTTATGTGTATGCATGAGGGGTTGCCAAAACATGAGTGATTATAATTGGTGCCATGGTCCGAAATGCCATACACATAGAACACAGGATAGAATAAGAGGTGTTAAAGGTTCAAAGGTTTTGAGGACCAGAAAGATAAAACAAAACTCATGGAACCAAAGAACAGTTTGGAGTCATTTTTGTAGTCAAGGTTGTTATACTGATTTCATGCACGAACATTGGCAAGAACAGATTAGACTACATCCGAGGACCGATTGCCTTGAAACACCGATAGATGTAGTTAAAGTACCGAGAGAAGATTGGCGAGGCAATCCATATGTTGAAACAAGAATAAAAGAGATTGACAATAACACCAATCCATGAGAATATAGGACATGACTAAGAAAGAAATAAACACAAAAGCAACTGAGTTTAAAATCATTGAAGATAAAAAAGACGAGCCAAAATACAAAGAGGTTTCAAAGTTTGTAGGTGGCATGGTTGAGTGTATTACTTTTCCAAATGGTGATCTTTTATTAATCAATGAAGAGGGCAAGTTAATTAACTTACCTTTAAACCCAGAAGCAACTGCATTGTGGCGTGCAACATTTGACAACGACAACTACATTACAGGTCGTAAAGACTTTGTTGTTGGTCCTGCAATGCTAATAAAAAAACAAGCCTTAAATTATTGGGCTAACTAACTCCTTGCCCCTGGCGCTAACGCGCCAGGGGTCCCTAACCAAATCCAAAAATCCAAATAACTTTTGACCCTATCCCCCCTTTTTGCAAAAAGGGGTCCCACTACTCTAGGTTGTATTGCTTGATTTACAGAGTTATAGCTGGTAAAAACATGTTGAACACTTTAAACAAGTGCAAAAAATTTTTTAAAAAATTTTTATGGAATTGAATAATATAGACATAAGTAAACTACCTGCAGACGTTAGAAAAACTTTTAAAAAACTTCAAGTGATGCATGCAGAAAAAAAGATACAGAATAAAGCTAAAAATGATTTTTTATCTTTTGTTAAATGTATGTGGCCCGATTTTATAGAAGGCTCCCATCACAGGCATATTGCAGAAAAATTTAATAAATTAGCTACAGGCGAGATAACTCGTCTAATAGTTAACATGCCCCCGAGACACACTAAGTCGGAGTTTGCCTCATACTTACTTCCGGCATGGATGGTGGGCCGTGATCCAAAGCTCAAGATTATACAGGCAACACACACTGGTGAACTAGCCGTAAGGTTTGGTCGTAAGGCCAAGAACCTAATTGATAGTGAGGACTACGGCAAGATATTTAAAACAAGATTACAAGAGGACAGTAAAGCAGCTGGACGTTGGGAGACTGCACAGGGTGGTGAATACTTTGCAGCTGGTGTGGGTGGTGCGATCACTGGACGTGGTGCGGATCTACTTATAATCGATGATCCACATTCTGAGCAAGATGCACTATCACCCACGGCTCTTGAATCAGCGTACGAATGGTATACGTCAGGTCCGCGTCAGCGTTTGCAGCCTGGTGGTAAAATAGTTTTGGTAATGACAAGATGGTCTAACAAAGATCTGACAGCAAAATTAATTAATAATCAGAAAGAGGTCAAGGCAGATCAGTGGCACGTGGTCGAGTTTCCAGCAATCATGGACCACGGATCAAAGAACCAGAAACCCGTATGGCCAGAGTATTGGAAGTTAGATGAGTTGGAAAAGGTACAAGCAACACTGCCCACGGGCAAATGGAATGCACAGTGGATGCAGAACCCGACAGCAGAGGAGGGTGCCATATTAAAACGTGAGTGGTGGATGAAATATACTGATGAGAATATTCCACAACTACAGCACGTGATACAATCTTACGATACCGCATTTTTAAAAAAAGAGACAGCTGACTACTCAGCTATCACCACATGGGGTATATTTTATCCAAACGAGGATAGTCCAGCCTGTCTGATATTGTTAGATGCGATCAAAGGGCGTTACGAGTTTCCAGAACTTAGACGTCTTGCATTAGAACAATACGAGTATTGGAAACCTGAAACAGTTATAATTGAAGCAAAAGCATCTGGTTTACCATTAACGTACGAGCTCCGACAGATGGATATACCGGTGGTAAACTTTAGTCCATCAAAAGGCAATGATAAGCACGCACGTGTAAATGCGGTTGCACCTTTATTTGAATCTGGTATGATATACGCGCCTGAGCAGAAATTCGCAGACGACGTTATCGAAGAGTGTGCTGCGTTTCCTTATGGTGATCATGATGACCTGGTCGATTCAACAACACAGGCAATCATGCGATTCAGACAGGGCGGTCTGATCGGTCACCCTGAAGATTATATCGACGATAAGGTCGAACAACGTAAAAGGAATTATTATTAATGTTAAGAGCACTTAGAGAATTCATAGTAAGATTATTATTAAAAGAATCACCAAAAGGTGTGATGACAACTCTACCTAACAAAGATCTTGTGGACATGAACGTGCAGATGTTAGCGGAAAAGTTAATGCGTAATGGTGTTGATCCAAACTCATTAAAAAATGCCAACCAGGTTGAGAATGCTATCAAGATGATAGAGAACAGATCAAACGTACAACAAGGAATTAAATCTACAAAAACAGCAGAGGTGTTTGATCTTGAGGGTAAAAAAATAGATCCTAAAAAAGGCATCATGGGTGGCAAACAGATTGATGATGACCTACCACCGCCAGGTAGTCGTGGTGGCAAAGATGATATTGCAGCTCCGGTGCAATCAGCAGAGGAGACTATAAAAAATATGATTGAGGCAGAGAACAAAAAGAATATTGGTAAGATGAGAAATAGAAAAATGGTTAAGGATGCGATTGATAATGTATCACCAGGATTTGTAAGAGGAGATAGAAAATATAATGCACAACTTGTTGCAGAAGATTTAGCAGATAAAAAATTTGGTAAAGAGTTTTATGATTTAGATCAAAAACAACAAATGGATCTTTATGATGAAGCACTTGATGGATTAAGTGTAGACCTAGAAGATTTTGCACAAGGCGGACGTGCAGGTTTTGTAGTGGGTGGTATAACTGGTCTAACTGATTTAGCTATGAGACTAGCGCGAGGTTTTATGAAAGTTACCGGAAGAAAACCAAACGACGAAGAGATTATGAAAATTATTCGTGAGGCTGCAGAAAGAGATTTTGCTAAAGTAAGTGATGATGTTGCTTTAAAAGGAGTTTCTGAAACTAGAGCTACAGCACGAAGAATGGATAGTATTGATAAAAATAAATTAAAAAAAGAAATAGACGAATATAATATACCTGTAAGAACTCAAGAACAATTTGACTTTGCACAAGGTGGTCGTATTGGTTACAAGATAGGTGGTATAGACAAGGCACGTAGAGCATTTTTAAAAGCAGCGGCAGGAGTTACTGGAGGCATAGCTGCCTTAAAAACAGGATTATTAAATATTGGCAAAGGTGCAGATACTGTTAAAAATCTTCCTCCAATAAAAACACCTGTAACAAAATTAGAAGGCACCACAACACAGATGCCAGAATGGTTCCCATCATTTATAAATAAATTCAGAGATGAGGGAAAAGCAACGAACGTATTTAAACGAGAAAAAGTAAAGGTCAGTAAGGCAGAGTATGATAAGGCAATAGCAGAGGGTAAAGGTGAAAATTATTATAGAGACGATGCTAGAACCCCAGAGTACAAAGCAAACAATCCTGACCACATGGATTTTTTTAAATTAGAAGAGACTGATGAGAGAATATACACAACATATACAAACGATAAAGTTCCTGGTGTTCGGGTTGATGATATGGATGGTAATGTTGATGTGATGTTTGAAAATGAATATTCTCAACCGGTATCACTTAATTACACTGCACCAGGTAAAAGAGGACCCGAGACAGGAAGAGCTGATGTTTTTGTTCAAGGTGAGGCAAAAATGGAACCAAAACCAAAAGGAGAGTTTGTTGCTAACGACGTAGAAGTATACGCAACAGATCCCGATGGAGGTTCTGAGGCAGTAGATGTTATCGCTAATACAGTTGATGATATGTTAGAAGGCACAACTCGTCAGATGGAGGAATATGCAACCGGTAAAAAAACAAAAATGTCTTCAGGAGAATTTAGAGTAGGACAAGCCGAAGCTAGAGCAGAACAAGCCGCAGAAGAAGCGGCAGAAGCAGCCGATGAGTTTGCATCAGGCGGACTTGCTGGCATGCTAGGAGAATAATGAAAGATTTATTAGCTACTATCGAACTGTATGATGACGATACACCAGGCATGGCTTATGGTGGACGTGCAGGATTTAGTAATGGTGGAATTAACATTTTAAAAGCAGAGGAGGAGGCTTTTAACAGAGCGCTTAAAGCTTTTGACTATTATAAAAGCACGGGTGGTAAAAAAAATTTTAGAGATTATTTAAGACAAGCTGGAGAGAGAGGTGACCAGTTTAGAGCAGAGGGTGGACGGATCGGGTTTAAAAAAGGTGAGAGAGCTGATCTAGAATTAGAAAATCTAACTCGTATGCAAAATGCAAAAGAAAAAGGTGTAAGAACTAAAAACGCCTCTGGATTTAAAGCTTTACCAGGTTACGATAACATAACTTACACAGATTTTAGAAACAAAGAAACTGGTGAGGTTTTTAGAAAATATGGTGTTCGTGTAAGAGTTCAAGATAAGAATGTGCAAAAAATAGGCACAACAGCTGACAAATATAAAAACATAGATAGTTTAGACGAAGCTCTAAAATTAAGAGATGATTTTAGAAAAGCAAATCCTAAAAATATTAAACCACTAGATCCAGAAAAAGCAAAAATAACTAAAGGTGCTAGAAGAGATTTTATTAAAACTCAAGGGGGAGTTGAAGATTTTTTAACTGGTGATAAAGGATCAGGTGTTCAAAAAGGACACGCTGGAAACATTGAAAACCCAGATTTAAAAATTAAACCTAGTAATATAATTTACACTCCTACTGAAATTAACGAAGCCATGGCCGCTAAACTAGGAGCTAAGGGTACAAAAGAAACATTTTCAGCTTTAGATTTTAAAATAAGAGCAGCAGAGAATGAAATTAAAAAAATTAAAAGATCTAAAAAATCTCTTGCAGAGAAAAAAAGATTATTAAATATACAAGATAAATTATTAACTGATTATCATTTTCAGTCTGGTGGTTTTAAAACTCCCACATTAAGTGATGGAACAGTTTTTGGAGAGAGCACAAGAAAAGCAATGTCTATGGATCAAATGGATTTTTTTCCTGATATGACAGAAAAAGAAACTAGAAACTTTGTTAGACAATACATAACTGAAAAAGGAACTTTAAAACCTTTTTATCAAAGAAAAGTAAATGCAGCTAAAATAGAAGCTAAAAAACGTGGAGTTCCTTTAAATGATATATTAAATGAATTTATAGATTTTAAAGATATAGAAAATATTCAAAAAAGTAAATTATTTTTAGAAAATGTAGAGTCAGCAAAACAAAATGTAAAAAAATTTGACGTAGCAGCCATGAAACGATTAGCAGCGATTGGTTGTCCAGGTAAAGCTATGGGTGGTCGTATCGGATTTTTTGAAGGTCAAAATTTAAATGAATGTGCTTTTAAAGGTATACAAAGATTACAAACAACAGATGTAAAAAAATTAACACCAGGTGATAAAGCAAACGTCAAAGCTATCACTAAAACTGTTCAAGGTGGAAGATTATTAAAAAATGTTTTAGGCCCAGGAGCCTTGGCTTTTGAAGGATTGTTTGCAGCTCCATTTGCAGCGTATGATTTTGCAAGAGGAAGACCGGGAATGGACACACTTAAAAGTGCCTTGTCTCTAGGATTTTTAGATCAAAAACTTACCGACGCTGAACTAAAAAAAATATATCCAGAATATGGTGCTGCAGAAAATTTAAAAAACATCGGAGATAGATTAACTAATTTAGAACGATTACAAAAAGGAACCAGAGGTCAAAGAATAAGAAGTCGAGGCAAAACTAAAATAGCAGAGGATCAATTTAAAAAAGCTTTACAACCTTTTTTAGATACAGGTGATCCAGAAAAAGCTTATCGTGAAAATATACAAAAAAGTAAAGATGCTGAAAAAGAATTAGATAGACAGTACAAAGAGAGAGCTAAAGATAGAACTACACAGTTTGATTTAAGCGATCCTTTTGCGGCTGCAGGTGGTGGTATTGCAAAAGAAGCAGGTGATCCATCAGGGGCCATGCTAGAATCTATGAACCCAGACTCACAAGGGTTGCCTTCATTATTAAAACGTGTTAGAAACTTATAGGAGTATTAAATGGCAGAAATAGACAAAGGACTCCCGAACACTAGAAACAAGGAAGAGATCCCTTCACAAGAAGAGATTCAAGATGTTGCTGTTCAGGAACCAGTAGAAGACAAAGGACCGATCGAGGTCATCCCAGAAGAAGACGGTGGTGTAACATTAGACTACGAACCAGGTGCAATTAATGTGCCAGGAACAGAAAATCATTTTGACAATTTAGCAGAACTTTTACCTGATGATGTTTTAGAACCTGTTGGTAATGACATGGTGCAAAACTATATGGACTATAAATCATCAAGAAAAGATTGGGAAGAATCTTATAAAACAGGTTTAGATCTTTTAGGATTTAAATATGAAAATAGAACAGAACCATTTCAAGGAGCAAGTGGTGCAACACACCCAGTATTAGCAGAAGCAGTCACACAGTTTCAAGCGCAAGCTTATAAAGAATTATTACCAGCTGATGGTCCAGTAAGAACACAAGTAATAGGTATTAAAAATCCACAGACAGAACAACAAGCTGTTCGTGTAAAAGATTACATGAATTATCTAATTATGGATGAGATGCAAGAGTATGAAGCAGAATTTGATTCTATGTTATTTCATCTACCACTTTCAGGATCAACATTTAAAAAAGTTTATTATGACGTACCAATGGGTAGAGTCGTATCAAAGTTTGTGCCAGCTGACGAATTAGTAGTTCCATATACAGCAAC